AAAGAGATGTATAGCGAAAATCAGATGAAGCACGCTATGAAGCAACTATCGAATAACGGAATGATTAAACCAACGAAGCAACCACGCGGGATGCTCATAACTATATGTAATTACTCTAAATATCAGGACTCAAAAAACTACGAATCAACCAGTGAATCAACCGTTGATCAACCGATGAGTGAGCCATCAATCAACCAATCGTCACTATCCATTAGTAAAGAAGTTAAAGAAGTTAAGAAAGAAAGAAGTAAAACACTACTGTCTTTCGACAGAGAAATGATTAAGGGGACATGGAACCAAAAGGCAAAGAATTTAGGACTGCCACAAATCAGAAGCATTACAGACTCAGTTGAGAAGGGTCTTAACAGGCTTTACAAATCGTACCTTAAGCAATGCTCGCAGACGGGAGTTGAGCCAAAAGATATGAACACGCTCATAAACGGATACATAGAGCATGGGTATCAACCAACAGCATGGGCAATGGGTGATAATCCTGAAGGAAAGAAATACGGGATTGATACCGCTTTAACACAAAAAAAGATAGATGAGATATTAGGAGCAGAATAATGGATTCATATGACTTTGAAGAGCAGCTGGTAGGGTCGATGATCATCAAGGGTGATCATGTTGACTGCCACGACATTTCTAGCAAGCTTCCAAGGGAGGCATTTGAGAACATGCATCTTGCAGAAATGTACTCAGTGATAACTTCGCTACTTAACAAGTGCGAGCCTATTGATATGTTCACTGTCCAGGACGGAGTTGGCGAGCAAACAAAAGACTTTGTTCTAACGGTTTCGTCAAGATGCAAATCTGCAGCAAACATTAAATCTTGGGCGAAGAGAGTAAGACAGTGCTGGATGCTAAGAAAGGGTCACGCTGACTTCACTAGGGCGGCTGCGATTCTTGCATCAGCAAGCGCACACGATATCAACGAAAAAATAGCTGAGGCATCCGCGCTAGTCGGCGGACTAAAGCTTGAAACTAATGACAAGCTACCTCGCAGGGTTTCAGAGATTATCCCTGACTGGATGGATGTTCTTGATAAGAGACTGCAAGGTTCCGATTCAAAAATGTACCTAAAGGTTGGCGTTGAGACATTAGATTCTAAATATGGTGGATTTGACCGAACAGATCTTATTGTTATTGCAGGCCAGCCTGGCATGGGCAAGACCGAGCTAGCGATCATGATGGCTAACTATATTGGTTCGCAAAGGGAGTCAGGCTTATTTGTATCAATGGAAATGTCAGATACTCAAGTTGTAGAGAGACACATCGCTGATCGATCAACCGTTTCAGTTGGTAAGCTGAGAAACCCAATTGATATGAGCGACGAAGATTATGCAAGGGTAAATGATTCAATTGGTGGCTTAATGGACCAAGATAATTACATTTTGGATGCAACGATGAGCGTTGATGAAATAATCAATCACGCAACACGAATGGCGATGGGAGATGTTGGCCTAGGTTTTTTGTGCATCGACTATCTTGGTCTGGTTAAAAAGGGCAAAGCAGAGCGAAATGATTTGGCTATCGCTGACATCACAAGAAAGCTCAAAAGCTTCTCTTTGCAGTACAAGGTTCCAGTGATTCTGTTATCTCAGCTAAACAGGAATGTCGCATCAAGGGCTGATAAGAGGCCAATAATTCAGGATTTAAGGGATTCCGGCAGCATAGAGCAAGATGCTGATGTGATAATTTTCCCTTATCGAGATGAAGTTCATGACAAAAATTCAAACATGAAGGGGATAGCTGAGATTATCGTCGCAAAATACAGAAGCGGAGAGCCAACTACCGCCTACATGGGATGGAAAGATGGGCACTTTGTTAACATCGATCAGGATGAAGTGGCAAGGAAACGCGCTCAAAATGAGGCAAGCTCTCAACCTTCAGCAAGAGGGTCATGGAAATGAGCGACAAGAAAACTAAGTTTTACCTGAGAACGGAAGAAATACGCAAAAACCTTTTGGACTACATTCGCAATGCGCCATTAAACGAGCAGAAACCGACCGTGGTGACGTTTTCGCAGCAAAGCCGCACATTGCCTCAGAATGCAATCTTTCATGCTCTCTGTGGTGATTTGGCTAACGATTTAGAATTTGCAGGAAAGAAACGATCACTTGAGTCATGGAAGGCCTTATTGATATCCGGTCATGCAATCGCGACTGGCAACCAGGGTGAAGTGGTTGCAGGATTGGAGGGAGAGCTAGTAGCAATCAGAGAATCAAGCGCGCAGATGGGTGTTTCACGAATGAATTCACTCATCGAATACAGCATTGCTTTTGCCACACAAAATGGCGTGAAGCTGCGAGATGTTAAATACGATAACTATTTTGGAGAGTTGAGATGAGTGAACTTAAAAGGTGCAAATGTTGTGGCGTTAGAAGTTCTGGAGTTGAAAATCCAAATGATGATTACAAAAAATTAATTTCACTAATTCTCAGAAGTGGTGACGAAAGGGAATTGCTGGATTTAATCGACATAATGCGTGGAAAAATAACAACGGGAGTAACAACTTCGATTGGATCTTCTAAATTGGCTTACCCTGAAGAAGAGTCATGGAAAGTTGATGTTATTGCTGAATCGGCAGAGAGAATATCCGAAAAGCTAAAAGCGAGATTTAACATTGAGTAACTCAAAGCGCCGATGCATGAAGTGCAGGGAATACTTCACTCAGGAATCAATGGTTAAATTGCCAGTTGGATGGTTCTGCGGAATGGATCATGCAATGGAATATGCGGCAGACAAGCGAATCAAGGCTAAGGACAAAGAGCAGAAGAAAGAATGGGCCGATCGTAAGAAGTCAGTAAAGCCGATTAAACACTGGATTGACATGACGCAGCGCGCCGTTAATGACCTTCGCAGGAAGCAATGTTTGGCTGAAGGTGATGGTTGCATTTCATGCGGAACAAAGATCGCCCAAGAGTGGCACGCTGGACATTATCGAACAACTGCGGCAGCCAGCCAGCTCCGTTTCACTCATGATAATATCTGGCTTCAGTGCGCATCATGCAACGTGCATAAATCAGGAAATATTGAACGCTACAGAGTGAATTTGATAGCCAAGATTGGTGAAGATAGGGTGGTGGCCTTGGAGTGCAATCAAGAAAATAAGAAATGGGAAATCAATGAGTTGGAAGAAATAAGGGCGGTGACCAGAAAGCTAATCCGTGAGCTTGACGATAAATACCAATAAAAATGTTTGCAATGTTTCTTTGTTGGTGTATATTTAATTCCAAGCGATAACCAAGTGGTTGTCATAAACAGTAACTGCACTATGAGGTGAGAGATGGACATCAAGATTCCAAAAGAAAACGACATTAAGTGGCAGCAAGACATGCTCAGGAAGTTACAGAGTCAGCTGGAAGATTTAGGTAATCATCTGATGATTGATGGTTTTAGTGACCATGGCGATTGCCTAAAAATTGTTGAGGCACTCTGCAAATATTCAGATTGCTAACCCCCGCCACGCATCACATAACTAACTGAGACTACCGATATGAGCGAAGGATTATTGCTGAACGATGAAGAGGTCGCCGTACTTAGAGGTTTAATTGAGAATGCCTTTAATGACGGATATGACGACGAACAGCTCGTTGCACTCTATGACAAAGTAGCTGCCCACTTAGACCTGTAACACCCCACCGGAGTCATCCCCATGGGATTGATAAATAACTACCGCTCAAAATGGATTAGAGAGCGAGCCGAATACCTCATGGATGAGGGTTATGAAGAGCTGCTGGCGGATGAAAGCGGAAATAAAGACGCTCACCGCCAGGCAGAAAAAGAATACTACGAAGAATTTTATTAGGAGTCATTGATGGACACTAAGGCAGCATTTGAGAAGTGGTTTGAGAGTCGCGAGATTGAAATGAAGAAGAATGGCTTGGGACTAATTTCAATTGCGAGAAGCAAAATGAGAGATTGGGAGGCATGGCAGGCATCCCGCGCGGCAATCGAGATTACACCACTAGAAGAATATTCTGACTCGCCGCTGGATATTATTTATGAGCAACCGGATAACTTGTCACGCGATGAAGTTACTCAATTTGGATACATGCGGGGCTATAACGATTGCCTAAATGAGTTATCCACCTCCCACGGAATCAGAATTAAGGGGAAGACGGAATGAGCAATATGTATCTGTTCGAAGGAAAGAAAATAACCATACGTTTCACTGACCGGTCACGCTCACAAAACTTCCAATGCACCCTTGGCGCCACAGATGGTCGCAACAGCATTATTTATTGCGAAGAAGGCAAGCCAGAGCTGATTGGCAATGATTATTTCGAAGTTATCAAAGAGGGTTGGCGTCCATGAATAACGATTTAGAGCAGCTCAGCGAGAAAAGGCTTCGGCTATTGACTGATTACTCTGGCACAAACGCCGAGCTTCAATGGGGTGAAATTGAGGCACTCGCCCGCATAGCCCTAGCAGCAAAGCAGGCCAAGCCGTTTGCCTACTACGCAAATGATGCTTATTACAATACGGAACGAGCAGCATTGAAGGATGGCGCCGAGGAAGTAACCACGCTCTATGCCACCCCACAGCCAGCCCATACAGAGCAGGATGGTTGCCAGTGGATCCCAGATGAAGATTCAGTCTACTCCACCGGATGCGGTAACGAATGGCAATTCACTGATGGAGGACTTGAGGACAACCAAATCAAATTCTGCCCATATTGCAGCGGGAAAATCGCCGCCCCTAAACCGGAGAGTGAATGATGACATACTTCCTTGCATTGGTTGGCTCTGGATTGGTTGCAGTAGCAGTTGTTAATCATGATTGGCTTTCCGGCGCTATCGGGGTAGCTTATATCATGGCGGGGTATGGGTTTCATCGATTTAAGGAGTGGTGAGATGAAAATCGCAGGGAGAATATTCTGGTTTTTATGGGTTACGTTTTCATTCTTTGTGTTCTTAGTTAAAGCGTCTTCTGACTGGCATCTTGCAGGTGAATCAGCATCAACAATGCCATTCGTACGTGAGTGGCTAACTTGCTGGTTTGTGTTTGGAATCGTGCCTTATATGGCGTGGAAGTCTATTAAATAGAGGTTTACATGGTTACCGAAAAATACAAGAAAAGCGACAAGCAAAAGAAAGCGGTTAAAGAGTTCATAGAGAAAAATGAAGGTATACAGGCCAAGCACATTATGCGTTTGCTATTCATAAGCGGCAGGCGTGTGACGACGATACTCAGTCAGATGGTGGCGACTGGAACCATCTACAGGACTGGATCCACTTACACGGTAAGGTATTGGTCAAGCGAGAAAGCAAGTAAAAATCCAGAATCAAGATCGCGTGAGTTGTCAGATAAGGAGCTTGAACATCGTCGGCTAGAGGCTAAAAAGAAAAAGCAAGCCCGCAGCGAAATGCCTGGAATGGTATTCCTGTGTAAATCCAGGCCGAAGGGAACCAACATCATCTTCGAGCAATGCAAGAGTAACAACGAGCATTCACTGATGGTTTATCGCGTAATGGCAGGTGTTAAATGACCAACAAAATGACTATTCAATTCGCTGTTAAAGCTAACCACCACGTCGATGCGGATAGCGAAATCCTCATTGGCTATGTAAAAAAGAACAATAAGAATTCCTGGTTGTTTTACCTTTCAGGAACACGAAGCGGAGAAAGAAAGCACCTGAATAAAACAAAGTGGATTCTTTTCGGTAGCCTGCTTGGCGCAAGGGCGCACCTTAAGACCGTATTGGAAGATGCGCTATATGACTTAGACATGAAAGCAGACAGCATACAGTGCCAGATCGATTCACTTAGTGAGGTGGTGCCATGAAAGATTATTCTGATTTGCATGACGCAGAGATAAACATGCTGGTATGCAAACAACTGCGGCTGGGCTTAAGCAGCTATTGCCGGATCTTATCTGTTGGCGACCATTCAATTCTGCTGGATGACAACAAGACTTTGGTTGACTACTGCAACAACGCAGCCGACGCATGGCCTATCATCACAGCTAACCATATTGGAATCATGCCATTCAAAAGCGGTGAAGCTAAGGCGTGGCCGTTATCTGTAGGGTTGTTGAGTGGTTCCGATGTCAAGGACGCCAATCCTCTCCGCGCCGCAATGATTGTCTACCTGCAAATGATGGAGCAGAAGAAATGACACAATATCAAAGATTCGAACTATCCCGCATTGACGGTGAGATAGCGGAACTGGAAAAGAAGATCGCAGTTAAGCATGAGCAGCGCAGGGAGTTGGTTAATCGGATGGGGTTGAATAAGTGCGAGCACAAAAGCAAAACCTGCGCTACATCAAAATGCCACTGCGTTGACTGCGGGTGTCAATTACCATGGCAACATACAGAGGTAAAACCATGAGTCATGAAATCGAAACGCAGGTAAAAGATTTGATATCCACAAAATCCGTAAATGGTTCGGTTTTACTGTTTATAAACCGCTTCATATCGCCATGCACAGTTTTCCTTGGAAGAGAAGAGGCTCTACAGCTAGCTGCTGCATTGGTAAGCGCAGCGAAGGAGATTGAGTGATGAGCAAAAGGCATTATGTAAAGATACTTCCGGAGCATTTTATTCCGGTTGTTCATGGCTTAAAGCGCGCTGAGCTTAGAAAGAATGATCGAGACTACAAGGCAGGTGATGAGATTCAGTTAGATGAATGGAATGCGGATTACACAGGCAATCACTGCTTAAAGATAATTTGCCATGTTGCAGATGTAGGTGACTATCTGGAAGGGTATGTATTGCTCAGTCTGATTGATTGGTTCCCTGGGTATGGCGATAAAGATAAGGAAACTAAGTGATGGCAACCAAAAAACTAACAACCGGAGCAAAGGCAGCGGTGATATGCCTGCTGTTGTGCTTTATTGTGGTTAGCAGCTTGCTGGCGTGGGTGGTGATTAATGGCTAAATCATCAACATACCAAGAGCTACTTCAGCGTGATATTAGGCAATGGCAATCTTTGATTTGGAGATACAGAAAACAATCATCTCTATCACGCATGGAAAAGTCCAAGCATAGGCCGCAACCAAAGAAATACCCTAGAGATCGCGTAATGCGCAGAATCATGAAGCTCCATGTGGAAATGATCCTGAAAAGCATCATGCGGGTGCAAGTGGAAGAATCAAAGAATAAGAGCATTATCAGGCCCTCTAAGTGAGGGCTTTTTCATTTCACACCTGCCATTACGCGATAAACCATCAGTGAATGCTCGTTGTTACTCTTGCATTGCTCGAAGATGATGTTGGTTCCCTTCGGCCTATATTTACACAGGAAGACCATTCCAGGCATTTCGCTGCGGGCTTGCTTTTTCTTTTTAGCCTCTAGCCGTCGATGTTCAAGCTCCTTATCTGACAACTCACGCGATCTTGATTCTGGATTTTTACTTGCTTTCTCGCTTGACCAATATCTTACCGTGTAAGTCGATCCGGTTCTGTATATGGTTCCAGCCGCCACCATCTGACTGAGTATCGTTGTCACACGCCTTCCGCTTATGAATAACAGGCGCATAATGTGCTTAGCCTGTATTCCTTCATTTTTCTCTATGAACTCTTTAACCGCTCTCTTTTGCTTGTCGCTTTTCTTGTATTTTTCGGTAACCATGTCAACCTCGACCATTAACATTGAACGCATACCCAGCCATGATGTAAGCCACCCCGATAACGCCGGAAAGCCAATCATGATTAACAACTGCTACTGCAACTAATCCAGATCCAACCAATGCAAGGAAGTATGTCATTATTTGCTCTCCGGTTTATTCAGAATCCTTTGCATGTCGCGATGAATGATTGGGTGAGTCCGGCAGCTGGCTATATTGCATTTTAAGCAATTGCTGAGCAGTGGCTCAGGCTTGCTGCATTTCACCCAGTATCGGAATATCCATCTTCGCCAGATGAACCATTTGATGATAGCCATCATTCACTCTCCGGTTTAGGGGCTGCGCGAAGCATGGCTTTGTAAGCGAGCTTTAGGCTGTACTCACCCTCTGCGGCAGCTTTCATTTTTTCTGTAGGCTCAACAGGAACCAACTTCCAACCATCCGGAATTACCTGCTCTGTATGTGCTG